AGTGTACAAACCAGTGGCCACATTGGTTTTTACAATTTCATACAAGTGTGGGGGATCGTAGGAACCGTATACGTCTTTGCGTAGCATTGATAGGCGTTGCTTGCCTGCCACGTACTGATAGTTGGTGTGCCCAACATCGGGGTTGGATTCCACATCAATCAAATCCACAATAGCACGTAGGGTAATACCGTCAATTTCTTTGGTGGTAATTCCATCGTAAAAGTGCAACTGTGCTTTGATTTCTACCATGCTCTGACTAACATCTGCTATACCCGAGCATACTTTGGCAATTTGAGTCTGCCACTTTTCTAAAGCGAGCGGTTCTCTATGCCCACTACGCTTGACAACTGTGATGCTTTTCATCTTTTCCTAACGAATTTTTTGTTTTACTTCTTCTTGACTGACACGCCGCCTTGATTTTGACTTCCCTAGGCTGATATTTAAGACTTGTTCTGGGTCCCAATTCAGTATATATTTCTCTTTGTTGACCAGGACTAAATTGTCGCTTTGGTACTCGATCATGCACACATCCTGCAGATCTGGTCGGTCTAGCATTGCTATAGTATACAGGATTCCCAAGCCTCGTGCAACCGGGCAATAGATGTTGTCGCTCAATAACTGCCAAGGATCAGGCCAGTCTGCTTGGTCGTCCCAGTGCAAATGATATGCTGACCAAGGAGTTTGGAACCACCAGGTGTTGATTTTGATTAAAGCAGGCTCAGAGTCCAGTTGACGACATTGCTGTCTTAACTGTGCCCAACTCTCCAGCCGCTCACTGAAGTTTCTAGGCCACATTGTTTTTAATAACTGCGGCCTAGATGGGTCAAACTGTAATAAATTAAACCTGCAGCTCTACCAGCGTCAGATGCATAAGAAACTGTGACAGTCCCACCAACGTCTGTGACATTGAGGGTGACACCAGTGGTGGAATTTTCCACATAGTCGTCAGTGTAACTGAGTCCGTCGCCGGCTGAATCGTCAGCATCATTGGCTATGGTCATGGTGCCGGTTCTGGCTGATGTTTCAACCACAATGGTATAATCCATTTTGAATGCTTTGATAAATGTTGTGCTCACTGTGAACAATGTGGTATTGGTAGCACCGGCTGTGATGGTGGCCTGTTCACCAGTTTGTCTGACAAAACTGCCCATTTGAATTTGCGCAGCACTGTCTATACCTATACTGGCAGGTATTGTGCCAGTGGCAGTGGCATAGATTTTGATTCTAGGGTAAGTGCCGCTGTAGGCAGTGGTGCGCTGAAACATGTCGCCGACACTAACATTGTTGATGGCATCAATAGTGATCACAGGTGCTGCAGGACTGGTGGTGCCAAGGAAATGGTTGCCCACATCATAAAAGATGTTGTAGCCCGAGGCGTTCAAACTCACACCATTGATGAATATGCCTTCTTCATAGATATCATCAAATAAATTGTGTACCACACGCACACCAGTGGCGCCGCCATTTACAGGTGTTACCCCACCCAAGATAACACCTTGATACATGGTATCAAATTGCCCGTTGCTGATCACTGCGCCGTTGATTTGTTGAGCTGTGTTGACGCCATAGGTAAAGCCTGAAAATCTACAATTATCAAACACAATTTGTGTACAAGGCAAACTGCTGGTACTACTCCAGTCAATGGCCTTGGTATTGTCAACTGACGTTGTAAGATCAGCAGTGGTCAGTGGACCAAACACATCAACATTGCTGAATGAACAATTCTTGGCTTTCTCAACCAAGATACCTGTGTTGAGTTGGTTGGTTTGGAAAGCCATGCCTGTGACTTCGATGTTCTGTGGTGCTGTGAGGATGTTGACTCCAGTGTTGCCTTGGGCGTCGGCAGTCTGCGCAATGTAATCTGGCAAAGTTTCTACTGCCCAATAAGCAGTCAAACTTGACGGTGTGCCAGCTAGCCCAACTGGCACCGGTGCTATGCTACGGTAATAAGCACTACCATCCACATAGTACACCAGCACACCTTGAGCATAGGCAGTGTTGGCAGCCCAGTTTTGAACGTTGAAATTAATTATACTACTGTTGGCACCTTCACCATACAGTCTAGCAAAACTGGGTATCACAATGGTATCAGTGACAACGTAGGTGCCAGCAGGGAAAAACAAACTTCTGCGTATCTGTGTGTTGTTTTGCACACAATACAATTGGAACAACGCACGATTGATGGACGCAGTGTCATCAGTTGAACCATCACCAGTGGCTCCAAAGTCTGTGACCACAGCATAACTGTCCAGTCTGCTTTGGATGCTTTGTGAAACCGGGCTGCCAGTTGTGGCGCCAGTCTGCACCGTGTATCCAGCGGCTTCACCTCGGTAAGTGTACTGATCAGCAAATGCTAGGATGTCTGAATATTCTGTTAGAACTTCAGTGTTGCCCACTGCAGGTGCACCTTCTTCTAACGTGCCGTTGCCAATGAACAGTCTACGGTCATCCACTGCCCAGCCCAGTTCAGCGCCGGCCAGGGGTTGAGGTAAATCTACTTGCAGACCCTTGCGGGCGGTGATTCGTGATATTTGTACAATTGCCACAGTGTGATTCCTTCGGGTATCACATATTTAGCAAGTAATACTGTTCGACCTTTTTCCACCACAAGTCACGATACCGATCAAATTCTCGGCCTTCCAGCACAAATTCCTGATATTCTGGTTGTGTGAGCATGTTCATTTGCTCATCTACAGCAGGTTTAACACACATCAAGATCACGCCTTTTCGTATTCGTGTACCGTGCAATTCGTTGTGTGCTTCTGCATAGGCACACAACTGCACAAAGTAGTCATCAATCCATTCACGTTTTTTAGGTTTGTTGGTTTGCTTGTAGTCCAGAATGGCTTCTTCATTCAAGTGTACGCCCGCACCATCTGTAGTACCTGCATACACTTGGGGGAAGTACAGCGGAACTTCAATGCCCCAAAACTCACTCACATGTTTCAAGCCATGTTCAATCACTGTGTGCGCCATGGCATGGCTGGCCCAACTAAATGGGTTTGTGCTACGTTCTTTTATAGAACCGTCTTTGACATACTGTTCAAGATATGTGTGCATGCGTGTGCCGCGATTGGCTGCTTCTGTTGTGATAGCCTGTGCTTGCTCATGCCCCACTCGATTGCGCCAATTTTGTAAGGCTTTCTTACTTTCCTCACTCTTGGTGGCGTCAAGTATTGTTGTGACTGAAGGAAGTTTGTTGCCATCAGGTGTGGCATACAGTCTACGGCCGTTGACGTTTTCCCGCGGAATAGGCTGATAATTAAATTTTTCTACAAATTTTGTCATATATTGATTGATTATATTTGGCTATTTGGGTTAATTGATTTATTTTTATGTTTTTATCTATATCGTTGTAAAGATCTTTAAGACTTTGTAACATTGTAATCATTCGACTTCGGGGAGTTAACTTATCATCGTAACTCTCATCAATTACATCATTGAATGTTTTAAATCCAAATTTTTTCAAAGTTTTCAAACTGTCAGGTCCAGAAAACAACACAAATGGTTTTCCACTGGCCAGACACCTGGCAGTTTTTTCGGTAAACCATGAATTTGAAAATATATCTGTTTCTGCCACACATTCAATTTGATATTTTGGCCACAGTGTATGATAAGTTGATGTAGATTTTTCCCAAGGAATAAATTTTGATTGATCTATATTTTGATTTAATATTTCATCGGTGTCAAATTCCTTAGAGCCTACCCAAGCAAGTTCAGATTCATAAGCACCATCAATCAACGAGTAATGACTGTTAACCTCAGCCACAGTGGGCCGAAATATCAAAAAGTTATCGTTAGGAAAAGCACGATCTAATTGATGTGCTAGATTAAATCTACTAGGAGTAAATCTACCAATTAGACATCCAATAAATTTGGCATCAACATCCACAACGGCAGATTCAAAATTATGTTCAAAGAATTTTTTCGTGTTATTAAAAATGTGCAGGTTCAATCGCTTGTGTTGAAAATTGTAATCCCATTTTTGGTGATGAGAGTAAAAAATTACAGCGGATCTAGGAATGGTACCTTGTTGACAAAGATTTTCAAAAAAATTTAATATCCCACGATGTTCAATACTTTCTCCATCAGCGACGTTGACTATAATTTGTTGACCGCGATAACAAGTTTCAAATACATCCAATAACAACTCTTCATGATACACAGTAAAGCAAATTCCAAATTTGTAGGCTTCGATTGTTATTGTGTCATCATTTATTTTTGCTATTTTATTAGCATGCATCAAATTAAACTCTAAAACTTTCTCCGCAACCACAGCGGTCACGTTCATTGGGGTTGGTGAATTCAAAACCTTCATTGAGGCCTTGGCGTACATAGTCTACTTGTGTGCCCGACAAATACACCTCGTGTTTTTTATCAACCAACACGCAGAAATTATTTTGAGCATAATTTATAGTACCAGCGTTGGGCTCATATTCTTTAACGTATTCTAACACATAAGCCAGTCCAGAGCAACCTGTGGTTTTTACCGCCAAGCGTATGCCAGCATAGCCCTTGAGCTCAACTAGTTTTTGTACTTTGTTTTTAGCAGTGTCAGTTAACGAGATCATGCTTTTTACGATAGTCCTCTACGGCAGCTCGTATAGCATCTTCAGCAAGAATAGAACAATGAATCTTGACTGGTGGCAGTGCGAGTTCCTCAGCAATCTGTGAATTTTTAAGAGCTGCCGCTTGGTCAAGCGTTCGTCCTTTAACCCACTCGGTAACAAGAGAGGATGAGGCAATCGCACTTCCGCATCCGTATGTTTTGAACCTGGCATCTGTTATAATTCCATCTTCGACTTTGATTTGCAATTTCATCACATCGCCACAGGCAGGTGCTCCTACCATGCCGGTGCCAATGGTGTCATCAATTTCAAACTTGCCCACGTTGCGTGGGTTTTCATAGTGATCAATTACTTTTTCTGAATAGGCCATGTGATATTCCTTCGCTGATTATAGCGTATTTACTAATGTGTGTCAACCAGAATGGTTATACGCCGCGTTCTTTGCCGGCAGCTTGTTTGGCCGAGGCGGCCACAATGTCTTGTGCCTTGTTCACAGGCATTTGGGTCGGTCCTTCAGGAGCTGACCCTTTGTATCGGATTATTCGGGGATTTTCAGAATCCATGGGTTCTAGAACTGAATCTAAGGGAGGTTGACTTACCACGCTCACAATGTTTTTTTCATTTACTGGAAATCCCAAACTTCTAGCAGCACTAATAAATGCATCTGTACTGATTTGTTTCTGTGCGTTTTCGTCATCAGCTCTGCCAGAAAGAAAGTTTACCAAACCCAATAATTTTTTTGGATCTGGCGAACTGCTGCTTTCGACTTCGTTGATTCTCATTATCTACGTGCGCGGCCCAGTGCGGCCCCTGCTGTGGCAGGTTCTTCAGCACCCATGTCAGCACCCATGTCAGCACCCATGTCAGCACCCATGTCAGCACCCATGTCAGCACCAAGTTCTTCACCAGGCACTGGTGCAGGAACCTCGCCGCCCATGCCACTTGCAGCCATGCTGGTGTCTAGTGCAGCAGGTTGTCCGGTAACCACACCCAAGGCTGCTTCTAGTTGCTGTTTTGCACCTTGAAGATTTTGTACCAAGCCTTGCAATGCCGCAGTGGCATCAGTGTTGAATTGTGTAGCTTGTTCAATGCCAATTTGATTGCGGATTGAATCTACTAGTGCAGGCAGTTCTTTGAATTGCATCTCTGTTGTGTCTTCCAACATTGATTGCATTTTGTCTACCATGTCTTGTGCAGCCAATACAACTTGTGCTTGTTGCACTTCTGATTCTTTTAATGTACGGTATGCATTGCGCAAACGATTTTCTGTTTTCATCAAGGCAGCACCCGAAACCAATTTTTGTTCGTCAGGTGTGAGATTTTGTCCTTTTGACGCCTTGGTCAATGCTGCTTTGAGTGCAGGATCTTTTGTTGTGGCAATAGTTGCGGCTGCGTTTTGTGCGGTATTCTGTTGAGCACCAGGAGCAGTAGTAGGTACCATGTCTTCGCTCACACGATGTGCCAAGGCTTGTTCCATCATCACCAGTTTCAAATAAGCAGGGTTGCGCTCACTGGTGTGACGGCCAGTACCACGTTGATGCTCAGCAATCACACCGCGCACACGTTTCAGCATGATGTGTGCTTCGCGCACTGTAATCTTGTTCACAGGCATTTTGGTACCAAAGTAACTTTCAAATACTTGGGCTACTTGGCGGCTCTTTTTTGGTGTGGCCAGTTCGGTTAATTTCATTTGGCAAATCCTCTTAGTTGCAGATATTTAGCCGAATTTAAACATTTTTCAAGTTCTTGATTCAGCAGGGTAAGGTTCTCAATTTTGGGCGCAAGTTTGGTGCGCACCATTTCACGAAATTCGGGTCGTGTACTACCTTCTGCTTGCCCACGACGACAATGTATGTCAGCAGTCAGCGTTTGTTTTTTGTTGTCCAGTATGCGGATGTTTTGTGCAAGTCGGTATTGTTGCAAGTGATCTGCCACGCACCATGACATGGCAGTTCGTTTACTGCTGAATGTGCTCACAAGATCATCACTGTGATACACTGCAAATCCTGCTGTTTCAGGACGCAAGTGATAACGCCCAAACGCCACATAACCACCATGTTCGTCGTCAATTATGAGTTCAGTATACACACGTTTGAGTTCACGCTCAGCAAAGCGTTCTAATTTTTGATCACGGGTCATAGGGTCTTGATATAATGGGCTGTGAGCCAACCTACCACAGCCAACAGTGTGCCTATGATGCCTATGCCCCAGGCTATGAGTTGGTCGTTGCGTTTTTCGCCCATTCGGCGCACAATTCCATGCACTTCTGTGACCATGTGTTTGACTTCTGAGATTTCATTCTCCACTGTTTCTATCTTGAGTTCCAGCATGCGGTAACGTTCTGCACACAGTTCAACGTGGGCTTCAAGACTTTTCTTTTCAATGTCAGTAGTATCAACCATGTTCAGGCTCCAATGGCGTATTTATGGCGCTGAACCAAATGTTTTGATTGGCGCCTTGAGCATGCAAGGTAGCGGTGACCGCTTCTGCTTCGTCTAATCCTGTGACCATGGGCACACCTTCACAATCACCAACAAGTCCATCTAAATCATCACTGCCGAAGTTGCTGCCCAGCACACCTTCAGATTCAACATCAAACTCAAAATGCCAGCCGTCAGGGTGTTTTGTGGGTGGTACAACATTCATGGGCTGTGTTCGCAGGCTCATTATTTGCAGTAAACTTTCCCAGTTGCGTTGCTGATTGCGGCTGCGGTTCCATTGTTCGGGCGTGTGAATCACCAGGCCTGTCTTTGTGGTAAATGGTAACTGCTGTGGTCGGAGATGTCCTGTGACACCAGTGAAGGTACAGTCAAAAAG